GTGGTCGAGAGATCGACGGTCGGGGCACCCTTGCTCTCCAGCGACTCGATTCTCGGCAGCAACGCCTCAAAAGGCTCAAGGTCAGACCTGTAGACGAGGTATTCGTTCGTCAGGCCCATGTTGAGGACAAGACGATCACCGTATCCCTCTCCGATGTCTTTGTAGGCCAGAGCGACGGGAGGCTGAGAGGAGTCACCAAGCCCAACCGCTTGGGCCACAATGGTCTTGGCAAGCAGTTGCTGGTCTTTGTCCTGTGTCTTGGCGTAAGCCGTCAGATCGACCGGGCCTACCTGAGAGATGATCTCCTCGATCTGGGCAGGCGTGAGTTGACCTGAGACAGCGGCAGCGATGGCCTCGTCGGTCTCGGTCTTCGTGTAGGTCGCTGCGACATCCGCCTTCAGGGCGATGGCATCGCCCAAGACCTTTGCCACCAACTGCAAGTTGGAGTCGGCTTGCTGAAAGTGGGCGTCGATCTCGGCGTCGATTTCCGGCTTCGTGTAGTAGTTGGAAAGATCGACCGGGACGCCGGTTGGGGCAAAGATGTCCCCTTGCTGCGGGTTGCCAAACGGCGCGGTCAGTTCATTGCTGGACAACTTGAGGAACCGCCCCTCTGGCGTCTGCATGACGATCAGAGACGGGTTCTGAGGGGTGGGCAGGCCCGCCTCGCTCTTGACGATCTTGACGTATGTATTGAGTTGTCCCGTGATCCCGATGGTGGTCTGGTACTGCTGACGGGTAAGGGCAACGAGGGCACCAACATCCCTGTAGTAGTGCAGCCCGTCAGGCAGAACGGAGAAGGCGTTCTCCAGACCTTGAGGCGTGTCGGCACTATCGTCGGGAATCGGGCCATCGTGAACAGTGATCGCAGAGTCCCCGCCGGTCGGCAGTGCAGCCAGAAGGGCATCGACCTCCGCCTTCGAGTAGACCGTCGCAATCTGACCATCGACGTAAGCCGTTGTCGCATACGCCGACAGATCGACCGTCTGATGGCCACCACCGGCAGGCAGGGCAGCCAGAAGTGCGTCGATCTCAGCGTCGGTGTACACCCCCACCAGACCCTTCGGAACCGAAAGGGCATTGGCCTCGACACGATATGGCTGTGGGCGAGTCGGTGCGGGCATTTCAGCGTTCCCAGAGTGGAAGGAGATAGGTCTTGCCAGCGACAACGACCGGGATTCCACCAACGGTCGATGGCTCAAAATAGACTTGACCGTCAGGGGATACCCCGATGTAGTCGCCAGCCAAAGTCTGGGTCGTGGGCGGGTCATCGAAGGTGAACAGCGGTGTGGCACGGAGGGCGCTCGGAGCCTCAATCAGCGGCATGAGGTAGGTCACGCCGCCAACTGATACCGGCACTGCCCCAACCACTGGAGGTTCGTGGTACTCCAGCCCGTCAGGACTTAGGCCAATCGGCAGACCGTTCGCCTGCTGCGTCACAGGCGGATCAACGTAGACCGGCGGATTCAGGTTGGAGAATGTCCCCGTGCCAGTGACGGTCGTGTCACAGGTCGGGTCGATCCAAAGAGCGCCCTCTGGGAACGTGCCGGTGGGCTCATCCTCAGAGACGAGAGTCGGGCTGCCCGTTCCAGACGAGACAACCTCCCAGCCAGTGCTTGTCCAGACGTAGAGCCGGAACTGCCCATCGGGCTGCGGCTCGATCCAGAGGTCGCCAATGCGTTCGGCGGTCGGCTCGGTGGCCTGCTCGAAGACGGTCACGCTGGCCCCGTCCGCGCCCGGCAGACCGTCAGCGCCCGGAGGGCCGGGTGCGCCGGGTGCGCCGTCCACGCCCGGCGGGCCTTGAATCACGCCAACCAAGTCCAGCACCGACTGAACGGTGATCCTCTGCGTACTGCCCCCATTCACGCCCGGCAAGAGCGTGGTTGCGGCGGCTACGCCAGCGGGCAACTGAGATATTTTTGAATCGGGCACTTAGGTGTTCGTTTCTTTTCTCAGCGGGAATCCCGTTTCTGACAGGATCAGGAACGAGTCTTCTTGCAGGATGCGGTAGGTCACTGGTGGCGGAGGGGGCTGGATCGTCCCACCTCCGTCATCAATCGCGTTCGTCAGGAGCCGATGGTCTTGGGACATGCGTCACCCTGAAACGCAGAGGGTTCCTTCGCAGTCCACCCCAACACCAACGATGTATGCGGCGGAGAACAGGGCGCCGGGCAGTTCGACGGCATTCCCGGCGGAAACGTCGCTCGTCACCGGAGCGTTCTTGGAGTCGAACATCGGGACGGCGGGGACGGATGGATCGCTCGTGACGTACCATTCGACCTTCCCCGCACCCTCAGTGCAGATGAAGATGCCCGCAGCAGAGGCGCCGTAAGGGATGACCTGTGAGGTCGCTACGTCGGCGGTGAGTTTCACCGGGAAGGTAGAGAATCCTCGCTGAATACGCATGGGAGTTCCTCTCGAAAGAAGGCTGGCTACCTGCGTTTATGGCCGAAAAGAAGGGCAGAAGTCGCATCTAGGCGGTTTTGTGCCAGTGCGGCGTGTGCTTCTCTCGGACTGCCCTGACGGCTTCCTTTTTGGTCAGGCTGGCGTCCTTCGCCATCATCGAGCGGGCCATCTCGTTGACCAACTTCTTGTTCAGGGGCACACGCTTCGGGGGCTCTGGAACACCCTCGACGCTGACAATCCCCTGAACGCTCAGGTTCCGGGCCTTCGCCACCCGGCGGATGTCCTCTACTGAGTCGATCCACGCAGACGGATCTTTGTGCCCACGCGAGTCAGCCAGCCCGCTCATGTAGTACTTCCCGACTGTCGAGATGCCCGCCGACCGGGCCTCGCGCAGCATCCACTGGGCCTGACGCTTCGGGAGTTTGTCCAGCCAAGAGCCGTCGCAGCGGCCCTCCATCAGAGTCCGGTCTGTGCCTCTGGTTCCGGGAGCCTGCTGCAGCGCCGCCATCTCGGCAAAGCGCGGCGTCTGCCCGTCAGCGATCATGCGGGCGTAGTGCTCCTGAACCTCTCGGCTAGAGTTGGCAATCTCGTATGGCAGTTCCATTGTGCTTGCTTTCATGGGTCTCTAGGTACTTCAGGGCAAGGCGGACGCCTGTGGAATCGTCGCCCAACATTCCAATGGCCGTGTTGCAGCGCTGGCATAGCAGCCCCCGCACAAGACCCGATTCGTGGCAGTGATCCACAAACAGGGTTTTCTTCGGGCGGCTGCACACCTGACAGGCGTTGCCACAAGCGGCGGACATTGCGTCCACCTCTTCCGGCGTCACGCCGTAGCGGGTCTTGAGGTTATATGCCCGCTTGCGGGGGCATGGTTTCTTCCGACTGCGCATCCGGCTCACCGCCCCCAGCCCCCGCGCCTTCGGCGGTGCCGGGAGGAGGCGGCATCGGTGGCTGCGGGGGAGGGGGTGGCGGAATGAGGTAGCGTGAGGCGTCCAGATCCATAGACGATGCCCAATCCGCAAGCAGCGAGTTGAGCGGCTCGACGTTGCCGCCCGCTGCCACTTGCTGGAGCATCGGGCCAAGCGTCTGGATCGCGGCCTGCATCTGGGCAATGCGTGTGTCTTTGTTGGGCTTGCGGGCAGAGCCTGCCTCGATTCGGTACTCGAACTCCCGCCCAATCACGCCAACGTCTACGGCTGTGTTGCTGGAGAGGTGGGTCTGCCAAGCCTGAGCCCCGAGCGGGCCAAGCACCGGCATTACGTCCTGCGGCTGCAGGAGCCATCTGGCAGCCAGAGCCTCCTTGCGGGCCAGCATCCCCATCGAGTCTTCGAGGACGTTTGCCATGTCGTCCGGGCGGACGTTCATCGCCTCGCCCTTCACCTGTGCTTCCGTTGCACTCCTCATCTGGGAGCGCGAAAGGCCGTAGGCCAACTCAGTCAGGCCGACGCGCTTGTCGAACATCTCAGTGACCGCACTGATGATGTCCCACATATCCCGCGTTACGCCCGGCTGCTGGAACACCGAGATGATGTCGCCTACCGACTTACCCAGCACCTCGCTGATCTCGATGATCTTGAAGCCGTTCTCAGATGAGGCGAGGATCTGGTTCTTGATGTCCTCGTCCGCAGCCTTGCTGACGCCGATCAGCGTCTCGCAACTGACGGCGATTCGGGTTGCCAAAAAAGATAAAGCCCAGTTGATGAACCTGAGTTCCCCAATGCCTGCCTTGATGTGAGACAGGGGCCAGAGGGTGTTCGGCTTGCGGTGGAAGGCCAAAGCAGTGAACGGCCAGCCATTGGGCATCGCCCAGAACGGGATCGGCCATGCGGCGCGGGCTCGCATCGTGCCCGGCATTCCGTCCTCTTCGGCGGGTTCGAGCAGCGACGACGGCGGGACGTTCAGCGGGAACTCGACACCCTGAGCCACCACGACATAGCAGTAGTCCCCGAGACCGTCGAATATTCCGCGATCTTCCTTCTTGGTTCCCTTGAGCCGGTCGCCAAAGCCACACTTCGACCAGATCTTCCAGAAGGTCACGAGGTCGTTCGTCTTGCCAGACCGGCGCTTGGTTCGGTATCCGGTCTGGTCGTCTCGGCTGATCGAGTCGTAGGACTCCAGATGCCCCTTGAGGTCTTCCCTCGTCAGGCCGTACTGGCGGGCCACTTGGTCAAGCGGCAGGACGCACTTCTTGGCGCACCACTGGATCTCCTCGATGGTCTGGGCATCGGGGTCAAGGAGAAGGTTGTCCACGCTGTCCGCAAAGGAGCCCACCATCAGGGTGTTGGGGGCAGGCGGGACGCTAGGGAAGTCGAGGGCCTCGCACCACCAGACGCCCATGCCCTTGATGATGGCCTCGTCCACCACAAGACGGCTGTGGGTCTTCAGATCTCCCTCGACAGGCGTGTAGTTCAGGTACGCCTCAAGGAGTTTGGAGATGACGGTCTTCTTCTCCTCGTCTCGCCCAACGGCCATAGAGGCTTCGATGAAAGCCTGAAGCCCAGCGCCGGGCATCGGCTGGCCCGTCATCGGATCGACCGACCGCTCGTTGGGGTCAACGCCAAGCATGTCTGGCGGAATGACCGGGTAGCGTCGGGGCGTGACGGTTCGCACCGGGTTGCGGTTGTAGATCACCGCGCCCAGCAACTTCACCGCCTCGAAGACGCGGTTGACCGTCATCCTGAAGGCGGGGGCGGGCGGCGGTCTGCTCAGAAGAGACTGACCGCGAGTCCCGGAGCCGGTTCCCTGAAAGAACCAACTGCCGCTGCCGTGACCGTCAAAGAACAGCATCGCCTCTTTGGCGTCGGCCTCGAAGATTGCCTTTGCCTTCTGGGCGCTGGCGATCTTCTTGAGCCATGTCTGGGCAATCGGCCGAAGCGGATTGTCAGACATCAACTTGGGCTGGTCTGGGACGGACGGCAATTCTGCCGCCATGCCCACCGTCTGATCGTCCTGCATAGAACTCCTCCGTGAGTTTTATGGCTTTTGCGGGACGTTACTGGTGTTTTCCTTGCCGCTCGACAAGCGCCGCCAGTTTGGGCAGCAGGGCCTTGAACTTCTTCAGGAGGGCGGTCTGGGGGTGGTGCTCCCATGCGCCCCACTCAGCCCAAGCGGCGTTCTCCTTCAGGCCCGGATCGTCAACGTGGCGGACGCTGGGCTTCTCGACGAAACCAGCGTTCTCTGTGAACACGAGGGCGTAGACGGTCTGGGAGCCCGGTCGGCGGCTGACCCACCCCAGAATCGGGTTCTTCAGAACAGCCGGGTTGGGGTGATACAGGATCATGTCGCCCAGTTCGATCTCGGGCATTACGAAGACATTACCAAAGGACGTTTCCATCGAAGGACTCGCTTTCTATTTGTGACTCGACATCGCTGGCGGGGCCGAGATATACGAAGTTGGACTTCTCTTTCGACTTCTTCCTCTCCATGTACGCCTTTATAAAGGCCGGAAGATCCTCTTCCACAATCCGTTTTTTCACGACGTACTTGGGCTCAGAGGCGACAAGGTACTCCAGCGACTGAACCGCATGTACCTCGCCGCGCGTATTAGGCTGATCTGTTACTACGCTGAGACCATTCACGAACGTGGTCTTCTTTCTGTAGCGCTTTATCTCGCGCTCCAGATTGGGGCAGGCCCCCCTGAGAACGCGCAGTTTGGGGGTTCCGCAGGGCCGGATGTGCATCAATGTCCTGACTGCCGCCGTCCGGGCCAGAACGTCGTCACAGCCCGCCATAAAGGCAGAGCCTGTGGTGGCTGACCGTATCCCGTTCTTGCGCATCTCGATGACGTACTGCTCGACCACCTGACGGCCCGAGCCAATGTCACGGATGCGACCTCCGTGCATATCAATGATAAAGGAGTGGAACTGGGGCTGGCCCTCGATGGCCTGCCGGAACTTCTCCCCAAACATGACGGCGTTGCAGCCCCGCAGATACAACTCGTCGTATATCAGCAGCATACTGTTGTCTGGCGGCACGGCCCCGAAGATCACCGACGCCACCTGATGGCCCGGATCGACAGCCGCATACCGTGTCCAATCGTCGGGAACCGTAGCCCCATTGGGCAGGGCGCTCCTGTCGAACCCGTGAATCGACATATGGAACGTCGGGTAGACGAGGATGCTGTCGGTGATGAACTCGCCCTCAGCCCGCATCCTGAGGACATCGTCGCCCAGAGCAGACCACCGCTCGACGTTCTTGGCCTTTTCCTCTGAGTCGATGTGCGGGTTGTCGAGAAACCTCAGGACGAACTTCCTGATGATCGGGTTCTCTACCCCAGCCTGCTCTGCCTGATCGGCTCGCTCGGACAGCCCCAGCAGCGCGTCGTTCTTGGAGTGCGGCATGGCCGACCAGCAGAACTTCCCCTTGCGATCTGCCAGACGCGCCTGAAGTTCAGGCACCCAGTTCTCATTGGAAACGTCCTCGTCGATGTGCACCCTGTCGGCCTGAAAGCCCTGCGGGGGATCACCCTCAGACGAGAAGAACAGCACCTTCCAGCCGTTGTGCAGTTCGACGGAGTTGCAGTACCCGGCAGACTTGAGAACCCACGAGATGTGCTTCACGAGACGGGGCGGTATCAGCGGGGGCGACGGCTTGGTCTCGGAAGCCCTCCCAGCGTCCGTCTCGGGGTTGTACGCCCGCCACTGATTGGTGGCAGCGTCCCGTATGATCTTGAACGCTCCCGCCCTGAATAGCATCGGGTAGGCCACAAGCCCGATGTGCTTCCAATCCTTCCCCACCACAACGAGGATGCCGTCAGTGGAAGGGTACTTGGCGTATGGGTCTTGGCCGGTAGCCGCCCTAGCGGACTCGACCATCGTAGAGAGCGTCTTGCCGCTGTTGTGGTTGAACACTCCGGCTGCGAGGTAATTGTGGGGGCCGGGAACTGTAATGTCCCATATGTCGTCTTGCCGCAAGAACTTTACGGAGGTAATATACGCATGTTCATTGCCGCCTAAAAGAGTGAGACATGGGTCGCCACAACAAGATTCACTGGGATGTGGGTTCTCTGAAGCAGATGTACGAGATTGAAGGACTGACTGTGCGCCAGATTGGTGAGAGGCTTGGCCGCAACAGCAAGGTCGTGAATAAGGCGTGTAAGCGTCTGGGCATTCAGATGAGGCGGAGAGGGCCAAAGAGCGGCGATCAGCATCCCGGCTGGCGGGGAGGCTTGACGACAGATAAGGCGGGCTATCGACTGCGATACCAGCCTGACCATCCCCAATGCAACTCAAGCGGCTACGTTCGAGAGCATCGCCTAGTTGCGGAGGCCATTCTTGGCAGGCCGCTGCTTCCAGAAGAAGTTGTTCACCATATAGACGACAATCCGGCGAACAACTCTCCTGACAACCTTCAGGTGTTCGCAAGCAATTCCGATCACCTAAAGGCGACACTGGTCGGTCGCGTTCCGAAGTGGACTCCGGCTGGACGAGAGGCAATCCTTGCCGCCATACGTCTGCCACGCTCATCCAGCCGCAGGGGGTCAACAGAAGGTGGGAAAGAGTTGTCCGAAGTCGCTGGCCGTTCGACAGCGTGACCTCGCTCAAGTCCCCATGACCCTTCACGAAGGGGGGCAGTGCCCGGCAGATTGCTGGCGCACCGTCCACCAGCGAGATGACATGGAAATCCCCCTTGATCTCTGAGACCGGCAGGCTGATGCCCTTCACTGGGTCGTAGATTTCCTGCTCTGGGGCGAGACATCGGTTGCCGCCCAGAACTATGACTTCACTCGCCTTGCACTGGTGCATCTGATCCTGAATGGGAGTCGGACGATACAACCTCAGCGCCTCGATCCTCCGATCCGAAATCTCCGCCTGAATCGCCTTCCATTGATTCAATTCGTACTGGGAGGTGGGATTCACTTGGGGCAGGGGAGTCAGATTCGGCGGCGTCGGCTTCTTCGGCTTCTTGGACATCGAGAATCTTCCCTTCTGCGCGGAGCGCCTTTCGGAACCGGGCATCCAGTTCCGCATCGAGTTCCTCTTCCGACCACAGCGAGAGCGGCTTCATGGCGCCACCCTGATCCACGTTCTTCTGGACGAGCCTGACGCACATCTCCAAGATCCGACCGCGCTGAGTGCTGCCGGGAGGAGCGTCGAAGTACTGCTTCACCAGCAGCGCCGAGAAGCCGGATGTCCCGCCGTAGTAGGTCATGATCTGTTCGAGCAACTCGGCGCTATGGGGAATGTGAGCCCCACCGCGAGCAGCCCCAGCAAGCAGCGCGTCAACGGCGACACGCTCCATCTGCTGCATCTTCTTCTTGCGAGCCTTCCGGTCGGAGTTGGTTCGCTTCTGCCTCTTGAACTCCAAGCAGGACGTACAGGCCACAGACAGCGCGCCGTCCTTGCCCGGCGGGAAGTGTTCGGCACTCTCGTCGTGGATCTGGCCGCACTCTTGGCAGCACCGCTTACCGGGTTCCATAGAGCCTCCGGGTCTCCCGAGCCAGTTGGATCGCAGCCTCGTAGCGCTGCGTGGCGCGGATCAGGCGTTCAAAGAGAGGCTCCCTCTGGGGGGAAGACTCTCCGCAAGCGAGGTACTCGCTCTTGGCCTGCTCGAACTCTTGTCGTTCTTTGGTCATATGAAACCGACTCGGCAGGCGTCCCCACCGAATCGGCCCCGAGAGCCCAGCGAGAGCCGGGCTGCTATTCAGCGCGAGACGCGGCGAAGACCGGCAAGCGGGCTGACGCTGCCGCCTCCAGTGCGATTGCCCGCAGAGTCCATCGTCGTGATGCTCGCGCTATTGGGGCCCATCCCGCCGACGTTTACGGTGTTGTTGCCCAGTTGCGACAGGCCACGCGCCATCTCGGAGTTGGCCTCTGCGTTCTTCAGTCCAACGAGGACTCCGCCTTCAGCGCTAGTCCGGGCAGTGTCTGCGGCGAAGTTCTCAAGGTTCCTGTCGTGCTGAATTTCCCTGCCAGCAGCCCACAGGTTGTGGTCTACGGCGTTCTCGTTGGCTGCGAGATTTGCCAGTTCCGATCTGCGGGCTGCATCAGCAGCGGCAAAGCCGTTCATCATCGAATTGCCGGTGGCCGCAAGGTCGGCGTATTGGCGGGCCTCGACGGCCCCCTTGTTCAGGCCCTTCTGCATCCCACGATACAAGTCCTGACGGGCCCCGTAGGGGGCTTCGAGTGCGTCCGGGCTCATGGAGGAGTTTGCGAGTCCCATTGTTATCTCCCTATTTCTGCACCGATGTTCGCGCTTCCGCCGCTCGACACGCTCGACGATATTCCCGACAGTCTCTTGGGCGCCAAGACCGGGCCCAGAGCAGTGCTGGCGCCGTAGTTCCCGGCACCATACGCATTGATGTACTGCTGCAAGTCCCTGATCCTCTGCCGCTGCCCCACCATCCCAGCCAAGTCCTGTCCTAAGACGGCAGACTTGCGAGAGGATCGTAGGTTCGACAACTCGTCCGCCCGCTTGGCGACAAGGTCTTCGCCTGCAAAGTCGAACTGCTGGCTATTGGAGACGCTCTGGTTACTGCTCGCACTGGAGTCGATTTTTGCCATGCGTCACCAAGAACAGGAGCGGCGGGCGACCTGTGTCACGCCGCCGCCCCGTGTATGAGTCAACCGCCAAGAACTACTTGACCGTCTCTCGAAGGGCATCCTTCTTCGCGTCGAACTTCTTGTTCTCGGAGAGATTGAAGTCCGCCCGCTTCTGAAGCCGCTTGGCCTTGAAGGCCCGCTTGGCTTCGTACTTCTCGATCCGCCCGCTGCGCGTGGCAACGTGCTTCTGGTACTTCAGTTCCTTGCGATCCTCCGCAGGCTTCGTGTCAGCGAAGGCAGCGGTCGAGACGAGAGCAAGGAGAACGATCAGGGCAAGACGCATGACTGACCTCACGGGTTGGTGGTGGTGGCGGAGTCGGTGACCGGCACCGCATCGGTGGTGGTGTCGGGGGGGGTGGTGGTGTCGGGGGTGGTGACCGGCGCCGCATCGGCGGTGGTGTCCGTGTCCTCGCCCGGATTGCCACTGCGCTCCGGGACTTCGTTGCCTTCATCGTCGAGCACCATGCGCGGCGTGGGAGTGCCAGCAGCGATGAGCGAGACGCGGGTTCCGAGCGGCTGCTGGGTCGGGCCGTCGATCACCAGCCAGTAGATCTCCTTGTCGGGAGCGCCCGCAGCCGGGAGATACTCATCGACCACACCCACATAGCCCTTGACCGTCTGGTTCGTGCCCGGAAGCACGGCAGCGCCGGTCGTGTTCTGCACGGCCACGCAAGTGACGATCTCGTTGGAAAGGACAGCGCCGGTCTTGGCGTGAACGTCCGAGAACGCCTTCTTCGTGTTGACCTGAGACTGACCAGTGACGGTCGGGTCGGTCTTCTCGATAGGATGCGACCAAGTGGTGCCAAGAACCTGACCGCGCGGGAAACCCGGAGAAACCTGATACTGCGACATTGACTAGGACTCCCTGTCTAGGGTTAGGTTCAGGCGACAGCCGCCAGTTTGAAGAAGTTACGAGGACTGACGAACCGGAGGTTGGCGAGAACGGAGGCGACGTAATTGAACGCCTGCGTGTGCTCGTTGTAGTAAGGCCCTTCGGCGTTGATCAGCGAGCCCTCCATGCAGTGGAGGTACATATTGCCGACGCTGATGCCGTATCCACAGCCCGAAGGAACCGAATATTCCGTCGAGATCTCGACGCCGTCCTGCTCGAATACGTCCGAAAATCCGTAGGACTTCAGGCCGTTCTGGCGGGTCACGATGGCCCGCTCCTTCGAGTCGAGCCGGTTCATGTAGTCGATGTACAGACGACGGTCGAGGAGCACGAGGTCGATGGCCGATTCCTTCGTGTCGTTCCGCTTGGTCTGGTGGATCGCCTCACGAGTTGCCTCGACGCACTGATCCTTCCACGTTGCCGACTGACCCTTGAAGTAGGTCGAGGTGTAGTTGCAGATGACCGGAGTGTAGTAATCGTACTCGGGGTCGCAGACGCCGTTCGGCCAAACGCCTTCGATCTGCGATCCGGCGGCGGCACCCAGTTCGGTCGAGAGACCGGCGTAGTTGTCCTTCGCCCACGCAAAGGGATCGGCGGCGTTGGCGACTCGCTTCAGGCCGGTGTTGATGTCCACCGTGCCGTCGTACGCGAAGAGCGACTCAAGGCCGTTGAACCGCAACTCGTTGCCCGGAGCGTCACCGTTGACGTAGATCTCCTTCGCAAGATGCTGCTCGACCGACTCCTGAAGGCGCGAGGCCATCTTACCGGCAACGTCGATCAGGGCCTGCTGGCTGCGGTTCTCAAGCATCTCACGCTTGTAGATCGCGTCCGTGCATTGATACCCTCTGTAATCGAGTTTCGCCGTCTTCCAGAGGTTCTGGCGGCTGAAGGTTCGCGGCGTTTCGCCATTGTTCCCGGAGACGGGCTGATTGCGGAAGCGAACTTCCCAAGAAAAGCCCCTGCCCGCTTGGTTCATCAGCACGTTGCCGCTGGCTTCGAGAGAGGCGAAGACGCGGAACTTCCGCATCGTTGCAATCTCTTCTTCTCGCAGGTAATTCGTGATCGTCGTTCCAATAGCCCGCGCCCAGTCTGAAGCCGTTGCCATTATGCTTTCTCCGTTGTGCAGTCGCTTACGCGAAGCCGCTTTCGTTCAGGGTGTGTTTCAGGCGTTCCTCAAACGACATTCCGCGAGTTGCGGCTTGTGGGTTGTTCGAGGTAACTCCTGCTCTGCTTGGGGCTCTCGAAGCCGCGCGCCGCAAGTAGTCCATGTTCGACTCCGCCTGAGTCCGGGCTGGCGTGGGAGCCGCTGGTGGGGCTTCCTGCACTGGCGCCGGTCGGAGGCTTTCGTCGAACTGACTTCGAGCAGCCCGCTGCTCTTGGATTGTCTGTGCCTCCAACATCAGGTCGCGCTCAGTGTTGTTCAGAGCGTAACGCCAACGCTGGTCTGGACTTCCAATACCAAGTTGCCTGGCTTCTTCGATGTATTTCTGGACTAATGCTCCCTCACGGCTGACATTGCCGGTCTGCTGGTCGTAGAGCCAATCAGCGTTCTCGCGCTCAAGGCGACTCACGAACTCGTTCTCAGCGCGCTCTGCGAACTGCTGTTGCACGATCTCCTGAGCCTGCTGCTGGGCGAGTTTCTGCACCATCGGGCCCAGAGCCTCCTCTGGATTGGTAAGAAACTTCTGGGCGAAGTTCGCCTTGTACTGCAGAAGTTCGGTGAGCGAGTGACGAGCGTCGAGTGGCGCGTCAGGGTGAATGACATCCCTGCCGTTCTCGTCCTTCACGAGGTACTGCTTGTAAGCCTCTCGCACCTGAGGCGGCGACCACCACTTCTCCTCCGCTGGCTCCTGCTGCTGCGGTGCCTGCGCCTGCTGCGGCTGGCGCTGGAGTGAGGCCCGCCACTTGTCGAACTCCGACCTGTTGGCGAGGTACTCCTGTGCGATGGGGAGCACTTGCCGGTACTGCGACAGGGCATGGGAAGCCTGACGCTCCCGCTCTAGGGCCGTGTACAGGGTGCGGGCGATCTCTCGGTCTTCCTTGCCAGCGAACTGCGGCAGGGACTTGAACGCGCCCCATACGCCCGGATCAGACTGAGGTGCCGGTGCTTCTGATGGCGCCTCAGGGGCTGCCTCGACCGGAGACTGAACTTCCTGCTCTACGCCGGAATCAACAACTTCTTCGTCTGACATTGTGGTATCTCGGGGGTGTTACTTGGAAACTTCGGCTTCAAACTGGGGATCTACGAGGTACTTCAACGGAATACCTGTGTTCCGTAGGGGGAACCGCCGTTTAGGACGACGCCAACGCCGATCTCGGTGTAGGAGGGGTTGAGGATGTTCTTGCGATGGCCTGAACTGTTCATCCACGCAGTCATCTGGGCCTCTGGCGTCTTGTATCCATAAATCACGTTCTCTCCGTACCCCATCCGGCTGTGGTACATCCGGCGGCTTTGGGCCTGCGTCTGCGACCACGACCTCGCATCGTCCATCAACTGCTTGACGACCTTCAGAGGGCGGAGGCCCCGCGCAGTACGCTCTTTGTTTGTCAGGTCAACGACCCGGTATTCCCACGCAGAGCCGATGTAACTCAGGCTGCAGACACCGTTCTTGCACTGCTTCTGTACAAGGCGGTTCGGAGTGATCGGCGGGTCAGCAAGAGCAGGAACGTGGGACAGGAACGCGGCGGCAATGAGCGCCGAAAAGAATCGACGAGTCATGTGACTCTCCTCTCGGGGTGAGGGGCGGCAAGAAGTGCCAGCCTCTTGTTATGGGTAATGACGCACGGCTTTCCGCCATAAAAGCCATGCAGAACCCGCACCGGAGTTACTATGCCTACCTACCCTCGCTCGTACGCCGACGTTGTCACAGACCCCAACACGGGGAACGATGTGGGCGAGAAGGGCTTGGAGACCCTGCGCGGGATCACTTCGCACTTCGCTCCGGGCATCGAAGACCTCGTCATGGATGCCGTCCGTACCCCAGCGGGCGAGAGGAACGACATTCACAACGCCGCCATCGAACTGCTGGAGGCGAAGATCTCGGAGGGTGCCCGGAATGCTCGGGGCATGACCGAGCAGGATGTCGCTAGTCTCGGCTCATACGGTCTCGGGGCGGGCGACGAGGCCAATCACCACGCGCTGGCGGCGAGCAACGTCCTGAATGCCGCTCTTGGCCGGAACTACGCAGACGACGTTGATTCTCTGGCGGCTGGACGGGTGTACAGCGAGGGCGAGCCGTACTACGACCGCAACTCCCGGCTCGACAACGCCTCGAAGATGTACGCCACGAGCCGAGAACACCCCCGACACTGGTCGAGCACTTGGTCGTCGTACTACCCGCAGTACTCATGGATCGGGGACGGCGGATCGCTCTCGAACCTGTTGGATAAGGTGGGCGGCGTGTCGTCTTGGGGGCAGGGAATGTCCGTGATGTCGCAGTTGGATAACGCCCGGCAGCGGGCCAGCCGCGTCCCTGACGACCAGATCACCATCCCGACCAGCAGCGGGCGCGCCCATGTGTACCAGCCGCTGATGGACATGGCACAGAACACGGCCAAGACGATCTGGAACTTTGGCAGGGGGTTCTTCGACGACCTCGACCACGAGGTAGCCAAGACGAGGGTCAACAGGCCCAGCCCGCTCGTAAAGGGAGCAGAGCCCGGAACCCAAGAGGCAGACGCCCAGATCGAGCGCATCAGGAAGTTCCGCGATCAGACGCACATGCCTGCCGCCAAAGACTACGTCAAGGCAACCACTGGCGAGGACATATCCCCAGCCGGGAACTTTGCCGCCACGATGATGAGCGCCCCTCTGGACTACTCGCTCCCGGTCACCGCCGGGCTTTATGGGCTCGTCAAGGGAGGGGCCACGAAGGCTGGGCTGAACATCGCTCGCGGCGTAGCAATCGACGAGGCTCAGGAGGCTTCCAACTACCTGTTCGGGCTGGGCTCTCTGCTCGAAGACCGCAAGTCTGACGCCACGCCAGAGAGTTACCGGAAGCAGTACGAAGAGTCTCGCAAGGCATTTGAGGGTGGATACTGATGGCTGACTACAGCGCGGATCAGAGCAGCGACCGATGACGGAGTATCTCTTCTACTGCGCGGTCTATGCCCTGCTGGAGTGCGGCGTGTGGGATGGGCTCTTTCTCGTCGCCCTTCATGTAGGCCGATTGGTGCCTCAGTACGGACACCGGATCGTGGCCGTGTGTGGAGGGGATCTCAATCTCGCCCTTCAGCCTGTAGCGCATCTCCCTGAGCCTGAGAGCGGCGATCTCGCTGAAGGCCCTCTCCAGTAGCAGCCCAGCCTCTGGCTCCTGTAGGAAGGGCTTCTGGGACGCCTGAGCGCGATCCCTGCCTCGCAGCCAGCGCTCGATGTCAGCCGATGTGTCTAGGGTCTTGGGGAGTCCCTGCGGCAACTGCCCGCCCGGCCCTTTGCGTTTGGTCACTTTGTCTCTCCTTCGAGTCTGACCGGGCCCACAGGAAACGTCATCCACAGCCTGAACACCGGCCTGACCTTCGGCTTGACAAACTCGTCGATGGCGTAGACGTAGAGGCTTTTGCCGTGAATGTGATGGAATAGGCGCAATTCGGGAGGAAGATGCCGCACTGCCCCGTCAAGAGGCCCGCCAATGAACTCGTGACGGCGTAGTTTCTTCACGGAAGATCCTTGAGAAGCCTGCGGAAGAGGGCGGAGCAGTCAGCGTCCCCGATGGTGTTGGCGGCGAACCGCAGCAAGTCCCGGTCACGCTCGGAGAGGTGTAACGTTTCGCGGCCCGATACTGCACCGTTTCGATCCAGCAACGAGCGGAGCGTGGCAGAACTGGCATAACTCTTCGAGTCGATGAAGTCTGCCGCCGACTCAATCGCCTCCCGCTCCTCGTCGGTGAGCGTCCCATGCGTCCTCCGCCACATCTGCCGCTCCTCAAGCAGCCCAGCCAACCGCCGCTTCAGTTCGCTGATTTCGTAGTCTTCCATGCCCACCTCTAATCTCAGGAGCCAAGTTCCGGCACATGCTGCTTCGGGGCCAGACCGCACAGCCCACGCAGGCGAGCGTTCTCGGATCGCAGTTCGTCCAGCCGCGCCCTGCGGCTACTCAGTCGCCTGCCGTGCCTTCAATGCGAGGAACCTCGCTCTCGGCGTCAGCCCGTGCGCTGTGCATCTCGTATCGACCGCACATCGTCTCCACCAACTTTCTGTATTCACGCAACGCACTCACCACGCGAATAACCGCAGAGCGGTCAAGTAGCATCGCAGCCTGTTCATCGCCCTGAAGCGGGGTCAACTGATCGCTATTCATCGCGTCCATCCCTGTTTTCTAGTAGCGTAAAAACTTTTACCTTGCGCTCGGCGGCGTCACTTCGCCCGCTCCAGCAGCCCGCGAAGCGTTGCGGCTGCGCCAGACGGGAATCCGTCCATGTCTTCTTCGTATCGGTCGATGATTCCGACAGCCGCCTCCACCGCCTCCCGCTCCTCGTCGGTGAGCCGAAGCCGTTCGACCTCGTCTCGCAGCCAATGATTTGCTGCGGCGAGCCGTGCCAGTGCGAGCGGGTTTTCTTCCATTTCTCTACCTGATTTCT